AAAGTCATCTGAAAAACCTCTGTAGTAGAACTCAGAGAACCAGTTGTTGCGACCCCGTGGCGTGGATATAAATAGTGCTTTTGAATTAGGTTTATCTAGTGTGGGGCGAAGTGCTACGTTGAAAGCATCTTTTCCATCTGCTAGTGCAGCCTCATCAAATATAATGAGGTCGTAAGATCTTCCTACGCAGGAGTCTACTTGGTTGACCGAGCCCATTCTTACTGTAGACCCGTTAGAGATTTCGATAACTTTGTCTTTCGCATTATCTTTAGTAACTTCTAGGTCGAAGTGCTTAATCAAATTTCTTTGCAAATCAAAGGAGATCTGAGACAAGGAATAATTGGGGGACATGATAAGGATATTGGAGCCGGGCACTAAAGACACTAGCTGTCCAATAATATTTGCTATGTACGTCTTCCCCTGTCGCCGAGAAACGGCGGCACAGATAAAACGGTACTTAGGGTTGTTGATCGCATTGATAATTGCTATCTGCGAGGGGAGGGGCTCAATTCCCAATAGTTCCATATATGGAGTTATTGGGAGCTTAAGAAACCTTGACTCAGATCCTAATTCAACTATTTCAGCAGAGACAATGTCTCTTCTACTTACTTCGACGGCCATTTAATCTTACCTATAATATATAATTTAGTAACAACGTCTATCGGGGTGTAAAACCACCGTGAAAACTTGTAACCTTGGGACTCTAGATGTTCTTTTGTATACCACTTGCGTTGAATGTTATCTATATACATACCGTCGTACCTAAGTACTGCGTGCCCTACTCCGCCAACTCTACAAAAGCACATCTTAGCTTTAAAGGTTAGTATATCCTTCCAGAACCCTAGCATAGACTTATTGTTGATGTTGTAAAGAAGGGTTAAGGAGTAGTCCTCACAATCACCTTGATAAGGCTCTTCTTTTAATATAGTCCAAAACTCAGCAGTTTGAAACTGCTCGCTATCGTAACGATACTTCCAGGTCTTATTTAAGTGGTCTACTTTTTCTTGGTGCATATTATCCCTCAATTGTGCTTATACTAGCTTTAGTAAGCCAGACAAGCCTTTTAGCAGTTTTCCTGTTAGTTCAATATTTGCACCTTCATGATTAACATCATGAGTTAGCTCAATATCAGTAAGTATCTCTACGTACTCTTCCTTACTTATAGTGCCAGCCTTATACTCATCTTGTAAGTCTAGTAGTAAGGCACCTATCTTTGCTAACTCAGTATTATCGCTGTTTACTAAATCTGTTAAGTATTCCATTAGAACCTGCCCATTATAGCTTTTGCTATATTCTGACTCTGGCTATCAAGAGCTCTTTTCTTTAAGTTACAATAAGTAGGTGAAGGCTCTTTTTTGGCGTATAAGCCAGACCAAGTTTCCTTCATCTTATCTATCAGGCTTCCTATGTCAGTAGAGTTTTTACTATCTGAGTATAGACTTAACATGCTTACACTCTGATTAAGGTTTACTAAGTCGCTTTCTTTAAGATTATCACAGTCTAAGTTAGTTACGTGTAGGCGTACTTTAACAGCTAGCATAGACTCATTATCATCATAGAAGCTCGGAATATTGCCACAACCTACTAGAAGGGCGATGTATAAAATAGGAAGTAATTTTCTCATTTCTTCAGTGCCTGAGCGCCAAAGAAAGCACCAACAATTAATGATACAGATACAAAGTAAGTAGGCGCCATATCACCTAAAGTCTTCGCCGCTGTATCGATACCTAATAGAGAAGCAAGTACAACAGCAAAGGGATATAACAACATACCGAACAATGCGAACCACGCCATCTTACGTTGAGCATCTCGCATTGCATCAGCATCATCGAGTTCTTTACGTTTAAACTCTAAGTACATTGCAGTTTCAGCATCGGATACATGTCCGTCACCATTAGTGTCTGCGGGGTGAAACTTAGGATCATCTACCATTTTACTTTATCCGCCCAATATGCCGCAGACATCTTCCCTTTAGCGATATTCTTTGCGTGTCGAGCTTTAAAGCTTCGACGCTTTGCTTTCATTGCGTCTGATTCTCCAGCCTTGGGCTTCCCTGCCGTCTTAGCTCCCTGCTGGCCGAAACGAATCGTTTTAATCTTACTGCCAGTCTTAGCTACAACAATATGAGACTTTTTGGCGTGTCCTGGAGTGCGTTTGGGTTTATTGAACCCCGTAACGCCTGCTCGTTTTATCCTTGAGTCTTTTTCTTTGCTTTTCGCTTTGCTGGCATAAAGTTACTCCTTACTTCTGCTTAGTTGCACCTGAGATATCTTCTCCGGCTGCAACTGCTATACCTTGTATCCCTGTACCTATTGCTCCGAGGCTGCTATTAGCAATTCCTTGTACACCATCAATACCGGCATTCAAGGTACCACAGGCTCCGAGTAGTAAGGCAGATACGATAACTAAATATTTCATTAGGTTCTCCTTTTCATGTGATTCCGACGGTGGGTTCCTTCCCACTGGTGCGGTACGTACCTCTTGACACGCAGAACATCATCCTTTTAACCTCGTCTCATACGGGCTTTACGCCTCTTCTTAACGAAAGTTTTAACCATAGTGGGTTTACCACCTGGGTTTCCTGCTTTTCTTTTTCGGCTTATTGCAGACCTCTTCTGTGCTGCAGTCATGGTAGCTGCTTTCGCTTTCGGAACACATTTAGGGTACTTGCTAGTCTTAGCTTTCCCTCTACCGCACTTTGCGTAGCCTCCACCTTTCTTTGGGCGGGAAATATCTACCCAGTCTTCCTTAAACCACTTCTTGAGACTCATTTCTTGACTCCCATTCGGTATTTGCCACCTCTGCGCTTATATTCCTTCACTAAGAAGGCATTTGCATAGGCTGACGGATATACCTTGAATTTTCTTTTTACGGCACTTTTAACAGAAGAGTATAGTCGCTTGTTCATTGGAACAGGCTTCTTAGTAGCTGCGTTTTTTCTTTGAGGCTTTTTTCTTTTTACGGCCATGAGCTACTCCCTTCATTAACTTGCCGTTAGGCATTCTATGGTACCCTTTCGGGGCTCTCTTTGCTTTAGTCTTCGTTTTCCTCTTCTTCATAGTCAACGTCCTCTAGCTTTTCTACCAGCTCTTTTACTGCGGGAGGTACCCATCCTGAGTACTCTTTTGCTTCCTCTTCAGTAGCAAACTTAGCCACCAGTACTCCGTCCAAGTGAACGTTCCAGCGCTGTCGTTTTTCAAAAATGTAATAGTCTTTCATAATTTATCCTTTAGAGATTAGTGTTGCTAGGACACCTGCTAGGAACATAATTAGGGTTCCGCCTATTACAGTCATGCGAGACTCTATCCTGTGCAGTCCAGTTTCAACATCGGTTAGGCGCTGAAAGCAGGTTTTCCATCTCTCTTCGCACTGAACTTCATGCGTTGCAAGCTCCAGTTCAAGCTTATTTACTTTCGGAGGAACGCTTCTAAGTTCTTTTAGGTCTGCTTCATATTGTGCGCTAGTCTTTTCCATTTAAAAGTTTTTCCATCAGCTTACCATAATTGCCTTGCCCAAAGGGAACAGCTTCATTAATCTGTACATTGGTCTGGTTTTTGATATTGCTGCTTTCGGCTTTGGCAAGATCAGCTTGTGCTTTAATCTCGTCAATGCGCATTTTATGTGCCATTTGTAGTAGGTCGGCCAAGTCTTTACTAGAGTATACGCCAGATTCCTGAGCCTCTTCCAGTTTAGATGCGATCATCTCGTCTAACAAGGCTCCGATATTGTTCTTATTACGGTAACCCAGGTCTAAGTACACTGTGTCAATGTACTTCTTTACTTCGCGTTTATTAAGTACATCTACTACTTGCTGTTCTGATACTTGCAAGTACTCACACACCGCCCGTATATTGCCGTATTGTAGATAACTATTCGCTATCTCAAGCCCCTCAGGGGATATTGTGGTTAGTTCTTTTGCCATGTTTCAAATTATACTCAAATAGTGGTGGGTTGTCAAGAAGTTTTTTTCTCAGGTCTAGTCAGCTAACGGGTTGTCCAAAGCTCTTTGGAGTTTATCTGTTAGTCGTTTTTCTAGTTCTTTCATATCTCTATCCGTATCTGACTTTAAAGCATCTCGTTTTGTTTCAAAACGATCATTTGCATTATCAATCATTAGTCTTACTTTTTCTTCTGATTCGCGAACTTTATCTTCAACTCGATCAGCTTGTTTTTCAATAGATATAATATCGTCTCTTAGTCCAGACTTAATGTCTCGGGTGTAGGATATGGCATCGTCTAGTTTTTGTTCTATAATCTTATTACGAGACTCAATTTCACCTGTGTCAATATTCTGTACGACTTCTTTCATATCCATGTAATCGCTGTAGAATTCAAAGCCCGCCCATGCTGCACCTCCTAATGTAGATAGTGCTGTAAGCATAACGAACATCTTGCCACCTTTAAACGTCATTCCTCCGATTTCAAACTCTGCCATTAATCTTCCTTTGCGAATTGCAATTGCCTGAGATTGTTAATCTCCGCCTTGAGCTTCATTACCTCCATTCGTTTCTTTTCAAGTTCCAACTGGTAAAGAGTATTACAGTTAATACGTTCTTTTGGTCCACCAATTGGTATATTAATTTTTGCGTACACGCCTACATCTCCGACACGAGTCTGACTCATTGTCATATCTGTGTCGTAAGGATTAACAGTATCATTTCCGCTATTTATAAAGCCTACAACACCAAACTCTAAGTTAGTAGAAGAGCCAATTGCATTTTGGCAATCCAGTGTTCCTGCTCTAATTCTATCAGAAGCATAGCTCTGTTGAGAGCTAGGTAAGTTTAAGTTTAGTGAGCTGGAGTCTCCGTAGGATAGGTGACTAGCCAGCAGCGGTATAAGCAGTAAGCGCTTCATCAGTATCTCTTTTTATTTTTGAACATATCCTCGACATTATAATAGCAGGATCTTTAACACTTGCTAGAATTTTTGACTTGGAGCATACGTAGGTTATGATATCCTTATCTTTGTCTTGGATGAAAATCTCTATACTTTTTCTTTCCAAGTGTTTTAAATTAATTAGCTTAGAAGAGCTAGCGAAAGCTATACTGTTCCAGTCTCTGTCGTACACATTGATAGAGTACCAGGAGATCTCTTTTCGACTATTAAATATATTCATGTTTATTACTTTTACGCCTTCCACATAAGTAGTTAATAGTTCGGGGTAGGTAGGAGTAAACTGGTGAGCACTTGCGTACCCACCGAGCATACCTAGTATTAGTATTACTGTGCGATACATTCTGCCACTACCATAGCAGTATAGTCACCTGCAGGAAAAGACTTATCGTATCCGTAGTCTGCACTAGAGTCTACATTAAACCATACGCTACCTGCTACTGTTAGATCGAACTCAACAGTGTTGTTATAGGTAATTTTATTGGTTTCAAAACCTGACATCAAAGCATCAGAGGTTTGACCTACTGTGACATCACCTGTCCAGTTGGTAACATCTGCAAGCTCTGGGCTAGAGGCGAAAGTATCGGGGTAGGAAATTACAGCTTTATAATGATCTGCTGCAAGAATGTCGTATCGAACAATTGGCACTACACCGCCCTCGCTGGCAGAAGTACTTAGTTCACTTGGGCTGGGGTTGCCATAGACTCCGGTAGTGTCTGTTTGTATAACACATTTAGACTCAACGGTTCCTTGGATGGGGGTGTTTGCTGCAACTGCTAAAGGAGCGAAGCACGCGATTAAGAGTAACTTTTTCATATGTGGTTCCATAATAAGGCATTACGCCCCTTTGGTAGTTTATTGTTAGTATTGGGCCTCTACCATCTCTTCATGCAGCAATTGTTGAGCCAGCCCCACTCTCTTTGCTTTCTTATTATCCGGAAGATTAGAATCTACCAGAACTAGTGTATCATTGTAGCTTCCGCCTTTTAAGGAGTTATCATAGCTCCGTGGCAGGTAATTCATTGCAAACAGTGCTTGCTCTGTAAGAGAAGCCTGCGCAGACATAGCTTTCATGTTAAGACCTCCTAGTAAGTTTCTAGGTCTACTACTACTTTCTTTGTTCTCTGCTTGCGTTCGTATTCCTCTTCTTTATCTGCTTCCGCTTGTCTCGCAAGCTCTGCTAGTACAAGTTCATCCTGTAAAGGATCATTAAACTCTACTACTGGTATAAGCGAGGGATCATAGGGTATCTTGTACCCAGGGCAGCTAGGGTCTGCTTGTGGATCAAAACAAGGATCATATTGATAGCTATAAACTACAGAAGGGTCGAGTACCGTACCAAAGCCTTCAACTTGTATTGAGCCATCGCCCCATGCTTCAATTGGTATATCACCTACACCAATTACTTTATAAATCTTGTTGCCAGGAAGTCCTGACCAGTCATCTCGCTCTCGAAAGATATAACCATCTCCAGCAGCGTTCTCATTCTGAACGTACACAACCATATCATCTTCGGTGTTTTTATTGTCTCATATCGGTATACTACAGTACCGACAGTAAGGCCTGCCTGCTGAGGAAGTATATTCTGCATTACCCAGTCATATGCGGTTGTTCGTGCCTGTCCTGTAATTATTTCAGAGTACGAGAAGGGCGCCAAGCAAACTAAGTATACCGCCAATGCCATACATTGTCTTCTTGGTAGTTTCGTCCATTGCATTCTTCTCTTTCTCCTCTAAAGGTTCTTCTTCTTTATGAGTTTCCCAACCGGCTTTTGCTTCTGGTCCGATCATGCCATCATATGGGCAAGGTGTGCCTGCCATCATCATTGCATCAAAGACACGTTTGTCTTGACACATTACCGAAACTGCTGCTACCTTCATGCCCATATCATACAAAGTCTTTGCGTTCTTTAACTTCTCGCAATTCATGTCTCTTGTCGTAGTACCCATAGAAATACCGAGTATCTGGGTTTGTACTGCTCCTGCGACACCAACCGTACAAAGGTCAGAGTTTGATATGTTCATCGTCGGTGTTATAGCCGACGGAGGTGGAGACCTCAACGTAGTAGTAGTTTTACTATTAATATCACTAGTAGTAGTTGAGTCAGTAACAATAGTGTCCGTGTTTGTTGTATCATCCTGAGCGTATAAAGCACCGGACAACACAAGCGGTAAAATAAGTAATAGTTGTTTCATATAAAGCCTATTGAGTTCAGTTAGTTCTTTTTCAATTATTTTTACATTATACCCGACGAGGGAAAAATTGTCAAGAACTTTTTTTAAGTTGCTATTATACCCGCACGTCTACAAGGGTACCTAATCGAGTCTCTCTATACTCGTACTTTCTTTTTATGTATCGGGCATAGTTTTTTACTAAGACGGTGCGGTGGGCCATGTCAGAGTAGTGTAATCAGTAGTAGGAGGGTTATTAGAGGCAGGGAAGTCCCTTAAAGCTTGTCGGTATGTCGCCCACTCAGCCTTTTTATCCCCTGACAGAGGTGCATCAGCAATTTGCGTCCAGTCACAGCCTCCTAGTATGTGGTTTCTATGGGTCCGTAGCTTTCTATGCTCGATTCCATGTATTTGATCTTTTAGCTGCGTGGACTCAACCCATTGGGCATTTTCCCATATAG